CAATTAACAACACTAGTAAAGTCTAGCATTTCATTGTTACGCATTTTAGTATTGAAGAAGGTTACTACTTCTGAACCTTTCTCCCATGTCTCTAAGTTGAAGGCTGCATCTGCAGCATCTAGTATACCCTTTGCAAATCTAGCTTCGCCTGTCGCATCAGTTTGGTACGGGGCAAAGAACATAGTATTATACTCTTGGGCATAAGTCTTCAGTTTCTTACTTACTTCTATTTGTTCTGTCCATTCGTATTGACCTGAACGGCTAGGTGCATTGTGTCTTTTGACTTGGTTAATATAATCCACGACTACTACACCTATGTCTAACTGGTTTACTTTTTTATCTAGTTCGCTTTGTATTTTGCCTAGAGTTAGGTTGGGGTCGTATATAACATCAATCTGTTGACCTTTGTCTAGGTCTAGCTTGGTTAAGTCTTTGTGGAAGGTATCGAAGTCGCCTGTACTATAAAAGTTAGGTAGTAATTCATGACCACCCTCAAAACGATTCGCCCACCAGCCTGCTACAGTTTTCCACTGGTCAGGACTTAGTTGTCTGTTCCTTAAATTATTGAAAGGAACTTGTGTAGAAATGGAACATATTCTTTGTAGTATTGACCTACTATCCATTTCTATAGTAAAGTATAAAGCAGACTTACCTTTGTTNTAAACTGTACTTGCTATGTTACAACAAGTTACAGACTTACCTGCACCTCTCTTACCACCGACCATAACAAGGTCTTTAGGAGAGAACTGTATTCGGGAGTCAAAGTCATTATTAAATCCTAGCTGCACATATCTGCCAAGTTCTTCTTGGGAGTCAAATAGAGAGATAGATTCCATACTTTCTTCGGGTGGTTTTACATCTACTTTATCACTTACTTTTAAAACTATTTCTTGTAGCTGTTCTATGTTTTCTTCTGCTGATGCCATCGCAACAGTACTATCTACATACTTATCTAATTCGTCTAATATTTCGATTTGTGCATACTCATTTTTGAGATAGTCAAGTAACAGCCACGCGTCTACCTCGACTTCAACAGCTTCGATTGCGAATATTTTTTCTTGTATGGAACGGTCTCGAATCTCGTACTTTAGAGATTCAAAGTCTGGGAGTGCGGAGTAATTGTCAATATGCTTTTGCAATGCGCCAAATATAGGTTGATACTCACTAGGGAGATAATTCTCCTTCAAGTTCGACCATGTGTTCATATCTTCTTGAACAATGATTTGTTTTAATAGTGCAGATGCAATATTCACTTTACTTTCTCCCAAAGTAATAGATAATAAAAAATGTGAGGGACTGGAAAGCCCCTCACGGAATAAGAACTAAGGGATTAACCTATGTCTTTTTTAGCAGCGCCGTTGTAGTTAGCACATTGTAGACCTCTTCTAGTCAACATTGTTTTAACTCCTCTAACAGTTTTGCCAATCTCGTCAGCGATAGACTCTACAGTCATATCTGTGATATCCATATCAGCAAGAACGTCAGCTTTTGATGAGCCTTTAGTTTCTTTCTGTTTTGGTATAGCACCGATGTCGCCACTTCTTAGTAAAGAAAGAGCTTTTCCTCTGATAGAGTTAACTGATTTGCCTAGTTCATCAGCGATTTCTTCTACGAAGCTTCCGCCGTTAACCATAGTTACAAAAGTTTCTTCTTCAGAAGGAGTGTAAGTTCTTACAGTCTCTACTTTAGGAGCTGGTTTAACATGAGATGTTAATTCCATTGATAAGATTTTTCCTTGAATAGACTTTGCACTAAAGTGTCCGCCTTCAAAGTTACTAGCAATCTCAGCGTATGTGTAGACACCTGAGTTGTCTGATACAAATGCTGATAGAGTTGCTTCTTGCTCATCTGAAAATGATTTAGAAGCTGATGCTGAAGCTAGTTCTACATCAAAACCCATTTTTCTCAATTTGCTTGAAACACTTCTTGTTGATGTTTCTAAGTTCTCAGCTGCTTGAGCAACAGTTGCCTGAGATATTGGTGACTCACTTCCTACGAAATCTGTTAAAGATTGAGTTCTTTCGTCTGTCCATTTTGGTAATGCCATTTTATATTTCCTCTATAAATGATTTAATGTTTTCGATTATTGTTATACCCTTTTCGTCTGCCTGTTTGGTTTTTGCACTTTGTATTCCACTCTCATTGATTAAGATGGTTACATCTTTGGTAATGCTAGTTTTAACTACATAGCCGTTTTCTTCTAATACTTTTTGAGCGGCTGCTTTGGTAGGATAACTACTTAGCTTTCCTGATATACAAACTGTTCCCTTTGAAATAATACTGACCTGCTTAGGCTTCTTAAATTTAAAAGAAAACGGTAACTCATAATATCGTTGTGAGTTGAAATTGTCAACTAACCATTCACACAAACTCGACGCCGCTTTAGGGCCCAGACCTGCTTCGCTACATATCTCTGGGGTTATCTCACTTATATGTGAGATTTGTTTTGCTAATTTTTGGGAAGCACTTGAACCAATCAGCGGTATCGAAAAAGCTGGAAGTAGAACTGTTAGGTCACAAGTCTTTGAGTTATTAATTTCTGCTTGTAACTTCGCACCTAACTTGTCTGAATCCAGTAACGAAGACATCTGCTCTTGGGTGAATGAGTAGATGTCGTGATAGTCGGACAAACCTAACTTCTGTATAGTAGCTGGGCCTAGTCCTTTAATTCGGAGAGTCTTTGCAAAATGCTCAATCTTCTTGGAAGATGTAGCACTGCAGGTAGAACTTTGACAAAATAGTTGGTCGTTAATCCAAACTAATACCGAGCTGCAAGCAGGGCATTGTGTTGGCGGTACTATCTGTCTCAATCTCTATTCTCCTAAAATGTATATATATTATATAAGAATTATAACCATATGTCAAGAACTATTTTTGGGAAAGTCCCGCAGAATAAGCGATGAAATTTCAAAGCATTCTGTGTGTCCCCCGAACTTAACCTTTGGTTTATAACTGTCGTTTTTATACAGTTCGTGTAGCTTCTGTTCCCACTTCCACACATTGTATAAAGTATCGTGGTATGTTCTTTGTATTCTTAAATCATAGCCTTTAAAACCACGACTTCGTTTTACTACATGACGCCAATCTTTACCACTAGCCATACCCACCTTGATACATTCTCTTTCAAATGTGGTTTGGTTTACTAATATAACGCCATATAAAACACCCTCTCTTTCTTTTTCAGAGGGGTGATTGTCAAAATAAGTTTGATTGTATACTCCCTTACTCAACTGTTTTCCAACTAATAATTGTATCTATTTCTATGTCGTGCCATTTTCCAAACTCGACATCATAACACATAACTTTATTGTCTAGTACTGTATGAGGCAACTGAAAATTATTTGTAAACTTTTTTGCTATAGTAACTTCTCTTTGTTTTTCTACATTTGTTATTAAACAAGTATAAGTTAGTAATACTATACCTTTTTCCATAGTCTCAACTAATTTTTGTGCGTCAACCATTTGATATACTCCCATCTTCCTCTACCATTCCTAGACAAAAGTTTTCAGCTATGTCTTCACACCAGCTTTCGCTTTTAGTAGGGTGCCACATAAGAAATCCTGAGTTACTTGTAGGAGTCTCTATTAAATGTACTCCCCAGTATCCACCTGTTTTATGTTTTACTACTGTTCCTGTTTTATTACCTTCCATGTATGTGGAAAATATAATACACTCATCACTAATCATTTGTATCTCCTTTTACGAATTTCTCGTAGTCCATATAGCCGCCAATTTTCTCGCCGTCTACAATAATCTGTGGAAAAGTTCTTGCACCTGGGAATGTCTCAAACATTTCCAAGCCGTCAAAGTCTGTTCCTAATTTTTTATAAGTCATCTCATGACCTTCCTTTACTGCTAAGTTTTTTGCCATGTCGCAGTACGGGCAGTTGTCTTTACCATAGATTTCTACAATCATTATATTCTCGCTACTATTTGTGGAATAATCTCACCCGCTCGTATGACTTCTACATCACAACCTATCTCTAGATTAAGCTCTTCGATAATTCCCATGTTATGTAATGTTGCTCTACTAACAGTTGCTTCGCCTATGATACAAGGCTCTAGAATTGCAACTGGTGATACAGCTCCTGATTTACCTACTTGCCATACTACATCAAGTAGTTTTGTTACTACGCCTTCTTTTCTTTCTTTAATGGCGAATGAACCTCTAGGGTGATGTGATGTATGCCCTAGTTCGTGCCACTCTTCATTGTTGGCTACTCTCCATACTTGTCCGTCTTGTGGAAACTCGTCCCAAGCTTTGGATAAACAAGTATTGAATCCTAACTCTTGTAAGTCTTTCATCTCATCTGCATAGTCTAATTGAACCCATGGCTCAGCGTTGTATGCTACAAAAGTTAGATTTCTTTTCTTAAATTCTTCTAAGTCTTTTAAATTAAGAGAACCCGATGCATAGTTTCTAGCATTTTCTATGCTAAGTGGTGCAACTACTTCTCCAGTAATCTGAACTAAGTCGTACTCATCTATACTGTTAGGTACTAATGTTCTCATCTTGTCTGTTATATCTAGACCTTGCTTACCATCTCCTCTAGTAAGTGCTAGATTTAGTACTCCGTTTATATACTGCAAACTCACAGCAGCACCATCTAACTTAGGTGATACTACTGTGGGTAGGTCGTATATAGAAGCAGGGTCTTTGTCCCCCTCATATATTTTTTGTAATGAATACATGGGAAAAGCGTGAGGATATCTAACACCTGTTACGGTAGTTCCTACAGTAGTATCTGCAACTAATGTATCTTCAAGTCTATCATAGACATCATCTGACATTATTGGTGTACCTTTATGGTACTCTACTTTAGCTTTTTCTAATAATTCTCTTACTGCTTTCATTACTTTCCTATATGTTTTACTTCTTCTTTCGGGATAACTTGATACGCGCCCTTGTTGTATGCTATAGATACTGTGTAATTACTACTTGCTTCCTTCTTGTAAGAGGAATCGCGTGCAGGAGTATACTGGCTCATAGGAGCCGAAGGGTATTGTGGGGTAGTCCTACGGAATGTAGGCTCTGGAGCAAAGGTTTTCCACTCTTGTGTTGCTGACTGTACAGCTTTAGTAGCTTTGCTTTTGCGTTTACGACCGTGTTGGTCATATCTGAGGTTGTTCTTAATAATCATAAATATATTATACTAAATTTTTAAGGAATTGTCAAGAACTATTTTTAGGTTAGGTATATTTCATCTAAAATCTCTTTGAACTCGGACTCGAGTATTGCTTTGCTTTCCGCTAAAGATAAAATTTCTACTAAACCTGTAAAGAGTTGTTGTACATTATCTAAGTCAACGGGCATTGTAATACCTTCCTTAGAGGGTAGCCACTCTTCATTAAAGTCTAAGTAGTATTTTCTTAATGATAGATACTCAACGCCACGAAATGTATTTATTACTAATCGTATTTGTTGATTATCCTTTTCATTGATAACTCTTTCATATATACTTGGTGCAGTTAAATCAATCATTTTTAATTATCCTATTTAATGGAACAATGCTAGTAACATTCTTTGGTATTAGTAAACGATAAGAGTCCGTATCCCAACAAAATAGGAGAACGGAGTCGTCTGCTTCTTTAGCTCTATTCTTTTTACCTTTGATATAAGGTGTAGAAAAGTCCATAGTGCATATATTATATTTCAGTCTGCGTGAGTTCTTACTTCTGTAAGTGATGACTGCATCGCCTGCATCATCTAGTTTCTTTTTAAAGTCATCTTTTGTCATGGTTCCTCCAGTAATATCTAACAAATGATAATTTGAATTGTACTACTATTTGGTTACATCTACAAGATGCAAAAAACTAGGGCAGTCTGCACTACCCTAGTGAAATTCTAAACTAAATTAATTGTTTAGGTTATTTACTATTGTTGTAAAGTATACTGCCGCTTTACCAGTTAGTTTTGACACTATAGCCGCGTCAACTTCTTGACCTGCATCTGTCAAAGCACTGGTTAGGTCTGCTTGCGCGCCTGCAACACTTACTCTACTGCCACCGCCTGAGCCACTAGATGTACTTCTCGCTGGTGTCTTTCTGACATATACACCTGCCTTTGTAAGTATCATTCTAACACCGTTAGGAGATTCCTCTAACTGCTCCGCGATATCCTTTACTATCTCCATACTATTTTCTGGAGTAGGTTCTTCAGCAGTATATAAATCTACTGCCTCTTGTTTTTTCTCGTCTGTCCAAGACATACTTTTTCTCCTTTTTTTATTTTTAAAAGACTCTGGCATGCCAGGGCACCAACCCGTAGCTTCCTTCATCTGTGTGTAAAATCTATCACTCATATATAATATATTATACGAAATTTTTAATCATTTGTCAAGAACTATTTTTTATATCCATGACCAAAATGATTGTGAATAGAAGCTAATTTATCTTCGGCTGTAGCCATAATATCTATCTGTGATTCAATTGCCTCAATTAGGTCTGGGTGTTCTCCAATACCTGCTGGATTTGTTTGATACACTTGTATATTAGCCTTAGCCATTGCTATTTCGCCTTCTAGTTTTTTACATAATGCGTTTAATAATGGGTTCATATTTCCTTTATCCCTAGTACATAGTTCTCGGCAGCGTCTTCGGCATATGATTCACTATGTCCTTTATAAAATTCGGTCTTTATAACCTTGTTGTCTTTATAGAATCGGCAACCCCAGTGACTATCTAGCTTAATAGTATCTGCTCTAAGATTCTTTTCTACATAAGTTGAATAACTATTGTCTTTCATTTTTTGTTGTCGCTCCATTTATAAATGATTTTTTAAAATTTTCTGCGTAGTCATCATTCAGACTTGCCCACACTACCATTGGCCAGGCTAACGCAAACATAAATAATACAGTAAAAAATACTGTAGTTGGGAACTTAGCTACTAATGAGCTAGGTGCCACTGTTTTTGCTTCTCTGTATATTGGTAGCCATATTCTCCACATAGCCATGAATAGTCCAGACAGATAAACTGCTAGTATAATTTCCCACATTTTTTTAATCCTATAAATATTTTTCTAAGTGCCTTAAACTTCCTAAATCGTATGCAAGTGCATGACTTGTATACCCCGTTCTGTTCCCGTCTAACCAAGGAAAGAATGTTTTAGATGTATCACAAGGTTCCAAAACCCATAGTCTATAACAGGAACACCCATACTTTTCTTGATTGTATGTAGTGTCATGCTTTTCTATGATTTCTGCAAACTTATTATCTTTTGGCGACCATACCTTTTCTCCAATGCTAAATGTATCACTTACACACTGTTCAGGCAGTATCG